CAAAGGGAGCCAGCCGCGCACCGCAGGAAATTAAAATGCTTTTTGCCGTCTTGCCGCTGGCCAATTTGTACTTTTTATACTGTTTGACTGCAAAACAATCCGGCTTGCGCTTTTCGAGCCCGGCAAACATATAATCCACCGCGTTCATAAAGTCCTCGTCATCCTCCTTGACCTCCATGCCGGAAATCATATCCACAATGGTATTCATGTTCCGATCCTCGGCAGGCCCCTCGAAAATGATGTAGGCAATCAGGGCGCAGTATAAAAGCGTTTCCGATTTCGTCCAGAATGGATCGCCTTCCTTGCCTTCGCCCTTTGTGTTGGAAATCAGGGCATCCACGAATTTCAGAATATCGGCCTCGTTGCGGATATACGCCAGCGGGTTATAGTGCATGGATTTTGAAAAATCTATGCTGTTGAATACCTTGATTTTGTACCCGTGTTTTTGCAGGAAAGCTCCGACCTGTCCCAGCACACCGCCTTTGGGATCGACCACCACATAAGAGGAATGGGCCTGTAAAAGCTGGGGCGTAAGCCAGAAGCGGGTTTTGCCGGAGCCGGATGAGCCGATAATACAGCAATTCAGGTTTCGGGCATTTGCGGGGATTTTAGGGCGGGTGTTCATCGTGAGAAACTCCGTCCCGGTCAAAATCACGTTGTTTTCAAACTTCGGATCGACAAACGGTTTGATGTCTTTTTCCGTTCCCCACCGGGCGCTGCCGTATTCTGCATCCCGCCGAAACTTCTTAGCGTTCTTGCTTTTGAAATAGATCAGCAGCCGGAAACCAACTGCGCCTACAATACCGACAAGCCAATCCAGCGGAGCAAGACCGGGTGCAAAGTCAGCAAAGGCCGGGCCAATCGTCTGGCCCAGCCCGATGAGCTTATGTGCAAAATCGTTACCCGCCGCCAGCCGGTAGGCCGTTCCCAGCTTGAGGAACGCCCACAGGATGAACAGATAGGGAATGTTCAGAATGAGATATTTTCTAATCTTATCTGTCCTCATGGGCCACCTCCTTTGCATGTTCTTTCTGTTTCGGCTTTTCTTTGGAAAGCTGATCCGCCGCCTGTTGCAGTTGTTCTCGGATGGGAACTCGGTTCGATTTTGCTTTGCTTAACACCTTCCGGGAATACTCAGAAAAGCAGGCGGTCATTGCGTCTGCCTGTCCAGCCTTGAAAAACAACAGGTATTTGTCCGGCCCGGTTTTATAGAACGCATAGTCTACATTCCATTTCCGGGCCACACGGTCAAAGGACTTGGCATCCCCGGATAGCTCGATGCTGTTTGTGGATGTACCGTGTGCCATGAGCTTTCGCACACTTTGCTTGCCGTGTGGTGTTTGCCGCCCACGGTATGCCTTGCGGATCTTCCGCCCCACCATACCCAGCACATACGCCAGTCCCCGCGCCGTCAGCTTGGTTGTTTTTACGGATATGGCTATCGTGCGCCGGGAAATATCTTCATCAATCAGTTACACCGCCTCCTTCCTTGGGACAATTTGTCTCGAAGTACCGTCACCGATCCCCACGGTCTTTTTTCTGCATTTGACGGTAGCCCTCCAGCGAAGAACCGTCTATGATTTCCTGATAGGCGGCCATTTGCTCCCGGATAGAGAGCTTCGGGAAAGAGAATACCTTATGTTCCTTGGGAATATCCTGCAAGCCGTGATACACTTCCACGAAATGATCGCTTTCTTTGACAACATAGCCGCCCGGGGCAAAATGGCCGTTTTCGTGGATGCAGGCATCCCGGCCATACGCCTCATAATCGAAATACGGTTTTACCTGATCCGGCACATCCAACATTTCCAGATCGTCCACATAAATGCGCCCCAGCGTTTCCTCATCGGATACGCCGGGGTAAAAGCCGTAACAGTCCAGATTTTGTGTCAGATTGATGATGTCCCGCACCGAAGAACAGTGATCGCCGCTGTCGAGGACGGCCTCCAGTGTTTCCAGCTCCGATGAGGTAAGCTCGGAAAGCAGGCAGGCCAGATGATTAAGCTCGTCCAGATTTTCATACTCGCTCAAATGGTCATAGAGCCCCAGCACATCCCCATCGAAAGAGGTAATAAAAATTTCCTGATAGCGGACGCCGTCCACGCCGATCCGTTTCAAAAGAGCCTCCACCTCCTGGGCGGTTGTGGGAAATTTCAGTGTTTCACCCACAAGCTGGCCCTCGCTGTACTTTCCGGCGTTGGTAACGTAGGCTTCAAACAGGGTTGCCATTAGCGGCGGCCCTGTCCCTTGACGGTCAGGATGCCCTCAAGGGTTGTTGCCGTAATTCCCAGCCGCTGGGCCACGGCAATATCATTTTTCATGGCTTCGGTCATACTGTGCCCGCAAACAACCAGCACATGAGAACGGCGGAGCAGGTCACGGCTCATGTCGATGCCGCTTTTATGCTCCTCGGGAACAGCATCATTGAGAAACAGGGGCAAGTACAAAGGCGGACAAATAGGAGAAAAGCCTGCCTCATACACGGTACGGCAATACTGCGCCGCCAGTTCTGCGTTTTCGCTATCGCCGCCGAGCCATGCAGCGGTGATATAAGCAAGGGGTCGTTTCATCGTTCATACCTCCGATATTTTAATAAGAAAGTTCAACCCAAACCCCACGCCCTTTCCCAGTCTTGGGAAAGGGGGCGGCTCTGGAGGATATACCCCCGCCGCTTGCCGGGGAAATAGCACAGCCGGGGCAGACCGTCAAGGGCGAGCCGCCGAAAACGGCGGTGCGCTGCACCCTTGACGGCCCACTCCCGGCTGTACTAAAAAACAGGCGGCGACGGGGGATATATACCACCAGAGCCTCTGCGCGAGGGCGGGGCCCTCGGGACAAAGTGTCTCGAAGCTGTTACTTGTCAAGTTCCTGCTTTTTCGGGGCTTTTGCCAGCTCCGGCGGCTGTTTTTCTTTCCAGTCATCCAGCAGGGACATAATCTGTTCTTTCATTTTGGCGGGAGTGACCTCCTTGCCAAAATACTTTTCCAGTTCCGCAGTAGAAATAATCACGCCTCGATCCTCCTTTTTCTGTTCTGATAAGATACCGTCAATGACATCGCCGTTGAGCTTGCCTTCCTTATCCAGCTCCCGGAGCCGTTTGGCCTGGGCCAGCGAGGGCGAAGCCTGCTCCCCGTCAATGGAAACAGCAATAAGCCTCTGATTTTTCGGTTTGATGTAGGAAAGCTCCACGGCAGGCATGAAGCCCATCTTTTTATCGTCTACCTTATCCAGAAGCTCCGGCACAAGGGAGTTGAGCCGCAAGTAGCGCATGACCTTTTTATAGTTCATTTCATGCGCCTCGCCTACAATCTCAACCGAGCGTTTCCCGACATCGCCTTCCGCAACACCTTTCAGCCGCCCGCCCTGATGCTTGATGTCCTCAACCTCGAGTTCCAGCAGCGCGGCCAATTCGCTGGGGAGCATCCCGTCACGCTGCTTGTTGCTGTCCTTCATGGCCTGTACCGCTTCGTGGTCGGTCATTTCACGGACGATAAAGGGCATTTCCTCCAGTCCAGCCAGCTCACTGCCGTGGGTACGGCGATGGCCCGCTACAATTTCATAGCCGTTTCCATCTTTCTCCGGGCGGGCAAGACCGGGAACCATTACACCGTTTACGCGGATAGAAGCAACGATTTCCTGCATCTTCGCATCGTCCCGTACCTTAAAGGGGTGCGGACGGAATGTGTGAAACGGATGAACCTCGGAAAGTTTCAGATAAACCAGCTTGCCTTCCTCAACCGGGCGGGGCGGTGTAGTCGGCTCGGGAGCCGTCTGTTCCACAGCAGCAGTTTCCTTCAGTGCCGTATCCTGTGCGGGCTTAATGGGCTCCTTGACATCCGGGGCCTTTCCATCGCTTCGGGACACTTTGTCTCGTTTGGACGGCTTGGGCTTGTCAGGGGCCGCCTTATCCGCCTTGGGTGGGCGGCCCTTGCGAGCCCCAGCCGATTTCTCCGCTTTCTGATTTTCAGTCGCGGCCTTTTCTGCTTTCGGCGGACGGCCACGGCGCGGCTTTTTCGGTTCCTCCGTATTGGCGGGCTGCGGTATTTCTCCGGAGGCTGCCGCCTCCGGCGCTTCGGGGGTTTCCGCCTTTTCGACTTCGGCGCGGGCGTTCTGTCTCTTTTCTGCCATAAGCTCATTGATTTTGTCAAAGGACACAACCACATCGCCGGGCTCAGGTATGGCAGGCCCGGTCTGTTCCTGCTGGGGTTCAGATGTTGCGGCCTGTTCTGGTGTGGCGATAGGCTCGGCGGCCTCCGGGGAAATATTCTCCGCAGGGCCAGTATTCAGTTTTTCATCGGCCATTTACGATCCTCCTTTTCGTTAAAGTTGCACAAATTAGAGCGCTAAAATTTTGTAGTTATTTTTGTGCCTCCTTTCCGTCTATCCACGCAAAAAAGCCGCCCGTTTCTCATGCCGGACGGCTTTTTGCGTAATGTGATAGATCAAATATTATTTTTTCTGGTTTGCAGGCTCCGAAAAGCCTTGTATTTACAGTGTTCCTAATAGGAAGTAATCATATGCCTTATTTCTTATACTCCATTTTTTCCACCACTGTCTCCACTGATTCAAACCATCCGCAGCCTTCACTTTTTTCTCCTTTTTCTTGTACCTTATACATAAACAAAGAACTGTAAAAATCCTTGTACATGTAACCTATCCTCTAACATATTTTATCTATAACACTTAGCCCACATTGATATATACTGTTACTTTTAATTAAATACATATTAAATGTTTTTCTCACAATTAATGGAAAAATAACATACTCAAGGCTATTCTCTTGTAATATTTTTCTTGCATAATGAATATCCGCATATGATAACTCATTTACATCTTCTGGATGACTATGTATTATCCCCGCAAACTCAATATCATCTTTTAACCATTGACCTAAAATTGTATTAATTTTTTCTACATTAGGGACATATCTATTCTGGTTTATATCTGCATTATCATCATAGAAATATTTGCATATTATTCCATTTTTCCTCCCTAACACTCCGCCTGTTTCAGGATGCTGAGCTACAATTGTATCCAATATTTGGTCATATACTTCTTTTGTCATCAAAATATTTCTATTACTCATCACTCCTCTTTTTCACTATCCCCATTACCTCTCTAAACTTCTTTTGTCTTCTATCATTAATATCATCTGCTTTCGTCCGGAATTGTTGATATTCTGTCGGTCTTCCCGCCTCTTCACTCTTATGAAGAAGCTCCTCAATTGCTTTTATCTCTTCCTCTGCGGCCTCTTTATTTACAGAAGACTCTTCTTGATTACACTCTATTTCTAATTTACGGATACGGATTTCAAGCATACGTATATAATTGATTAACAGATCCGTCTTTTCGTTCAGACTTTGCGTATCTACTTCCAGAATATCAATTGACTCTTTCATATTCCATATATTTACATCTTCCTCTGGATCAAAGTCACATGCAATCTCTGGTTCTGTTTTTCTTGGAATGATCATTGCTCGCAACAGTATAAATAGCAGTAATGCATAGGTATGATCTGCTACAAGAGAATCACATCTGTCATACGGCTTCGTACATCCAACGCCAATCTGCCATACAGTTAACATTACAAACATAATAGTTACCCAGCGTAAAATATCCGCTCTGCTTGCAGAATACTTCGATGTACACTTTACCGCAATTGCTGAAAAGACAATATTCACAGCAAGCATTCCCAATAAAATTATAAAGGAAGAGGAATGAAACGCCGACATACCAGAATCCATGTACTGCATATATAAGCTATGGAGTTTCAAAGTAAATCCATCTTCCCCCGCCATACCGAGAAGATTAAATACAATAGCCCAGCAAAAGATTGCTATGATCGCTATCCATATAAATACTAAAATATTATATTTTAGAGAACCTTCTTTTTTAGTAATGCACTGTACAAATGCAGCAATTATTATCGAAAGAAAAATAAACAATATAAATAAATACTGTAATCTGTCTTCAGGCATTTGGAATCTATAGAAATCATTTGTATACTCCGGTTTTTGATACAATGTTAATACATAGATTAATACCATGCTGATAAAGCCTACTAACGCAAGATAACCCTGATAATTTATTTTATTTTCAAATAACGGAAATACAAAAACACCAAGAACAATCACACTGCCTGCACAGCAAATGATTGCCGTATCCGGATGACCTGTGGGAATTGCAATGGCTAACAATATTGCTACAATTGGTAACAAAATGCCTGCGCCTATAATCGTACAGATTCTATACAACGCTGAATTCTTTAACTTTTTTTCATGACTCTTTATGAATTTATCCGCCAACCACTCATATGGGATAAGCATAAGGATGATTCCAAGAACAATACATCCAATGTTTCTATTTATTGCCCACTTGAGAAAATCAGTCTCCACACACTCCCCTGTAGGTTCTAAAATCGGGAGATTACAAAACATCACATATTGACTTGCTATATATACCATCACAGCCAGAATTCCAATTACAATTGCCTTGATCTTATAAGCTCTCGTTGTTATTTGTTCCTTATTATCCATGCATTCTCTCCTTTGTCTTTATCACTCCAGAATCTTCCTCAACTCCCCATAATACCTCCGGCTCACTGGAACCTCTATCTTCCCACACTTTATAGATGTACGGCTTATTTTCGATATATCTGCCATGCGAACCATAAAACTCTGATGCACGCGGACAAATCCATTATTGACCAGTTTCTCCTCAATCTCGGAAATCTTCGAATAAAATGTCATCTCTCCACACCCCAGATGCAAGACGATTTTCCGTCCTCTGCTCTCTACATATTCTATAGATGCAATCGGGATTGTCCTCTTTTTCCGATTGATAATTGTCTCCAAATAACGGTCATTTTCCCTTACTGACTCCACATTATTTTCAACCATATTACACACTCTCTCCTAAATGTTTTATCCTTCGCAAATCTATTTACTTTTACATATATAATCTGTCATTTTTTACATAATAGCACATAAATTTTTGTTTTTTCGCGTTCATGCATAATTGGTACGTATTCCGTCAAAATTGGTTTATTTTCCTGTTTTCACTCCTCTTTTTTGCTCTGCTTATACACCTGATTGATCCCCGTGGATGCAAATCCGGACATAATTCCAACTGAGATCGCCGTAATAATATCTTCCGCTGGAAAGCTTTTCATCACATACATGGCAGGCACCGCAACGATTCCTCCCACGATGCCGACAATCACTGGAATCATTTTATCGCTGATTATTTTGCTTGCCTTACACCCAATCCCAACCAGATAACAGATGATCACAATGGGAAGTACCGTTACATAACTTGAAATATCCATCTTTTCTCCGCAAACATTCTCTTATACTATTTCTATGTCACGTCCGTTCAGATTGACAACAAAACAATCTGCTATTGAGATATTTTCTTATGTAACCGTAGAAAATATATTTGACGCTCATTTCGGACAACTATATAATGAACTTGATTTTAGAAACACCATGAACAACAGCATAGAAATATAAATCTGCAAATTACACATTTCTTGAAAAGGAGATTATAAAAATGATAAAAATAGATTTAATTACCGGATTCTTAGGTTCCGGCAAAACAACTTTTATAAAAAAATACGCCACCTACTTGCTGCAACAGGGAATGAACATCGGCATCCTCGAAAATGATTTTGGAGCCGTGAATGTTGATGCCATGCTGTTGCAGGATATCTTAGGGGATCACTGTACATTGGAAATGGTTGCAGGTGGCTGTGATGCCGACTGCCACCGCCGCCGGTTCAAGACGAAGCTGATCGCTATGGGCATGTGCGGCTACGATCGTGTCCTTGTAGAGCCATCCGGTATCTTCGATATGGACGAATTTTTTGATGCATTACACGAATCCCCCCTCGACCGCTGGTATGAAATCGGAAATGTAATTACCATCGTAGATGCCGATCTGGAACAGACATTATCCGAATCTTCCCGTTATCTTCTCGCGTCACAGGTAGCACAGGCTGGTGCCCTTTTATACAGTCATGTTCAGGAAGTAAGCTCGGAGAAACTTATCTCTACCAAAAACTATGTAGACCAATCCTTTGAGATTCTCCATACTGAAAAGAAACCAACTCCTTCTATTACAATAGAAAAAAACTGGGATGATTTAACCGATGCAGATTTCAAAGCCATCCTTTCCTCTGGCTATCATTCCGCAGATTACGCCAAATTATGGTTTGATGATAAGAAAACATACGACAGCTTATATTTTATGAATATGGATTTCACAGAAGAATTTCTGAAAGAGTCCTGCGAAAAAATCTTAAATGATCCTGCATGTGGAAAAGTATTTCGAATCAAGGGATTTCAGAAACTCTCTGATGGATCGTGGATTTCCCTCAACGTTACGCATCAAAAAACAGAAATTCAGCCAATTCCAAATGGTCAGGCAATCTTAATCGTCATTGGAGAAGGACTGAACCAGGCATCCATTGAAGGGTATTGGGGAAAGTCAAATATTTAATTCTGTTTTCATAATTTCTGCACACCTTTTGCACACCTAAGTGATTTTCAACCATTAAAAAACGGCGGAAACCCCTTGATTCTACGTGGTTTCCGCCAAATAAAAAAGATGCCCAGAGCCGGAATTCGGATTTCTTCCTATTATAAAGCAAATATGTGCAAACGCAAGTAAATAAAAGCATTTTTAATATGTATTATAACTCACGAAATGCAAACATACGCAAAATTTTTGCGCAGTAAATGCGCAGTAAACTATTTCTTGCTCTGCTTATAAATCTGATTTACTCCTGTAGAAGCAAGTCCAGACATGATGCCAACTGAAATCGCCGTGATAATATCCTCTGCTGGGAAGCTCTTCATCACATACATAGCAGGTACTGCAATGATTCCTCCCACAATTCCTACGATTACCGGTATCACCTTATCGCTGATCTTCTTGCTCGCCTTACACCCGATTCCAACCAGATAACAAATGATCACGATCGGTAATACTGTTACATAATTTGATAAATCCATATTCATCATCCTTTCTTCTCTAAATCTTCTAAATCCTCAATTCTATGATTTGCGGTACGAATTTTCTCATTTGTGACCGCCTGTTGCTCCTCTAAACGATATGTACGTTCAACAACATTGTTGTGCTTGTCTACTCTTTTTGATAGCTCATCAAGCTTGTACTCTATCAATGCAATTGTTTCATCATGCTTTTTGCTTGCAGCCTTTTGCTGATAGTGATTATTGATTAAGCATACGATCAATGTAACAAACGCCGCAATCATGGCAGATATTATTGATGTCATGTTTTACCCCTTTTCTATGATTCTCTGGTCCAAACATATGGAGCTATTATTCTAATTTCACCATTGGCATCATACAGTTCAATATTAACATATCCTGCACATTTCCATTTACCGTATTTAAATGGTGCACTATATAGGTTCGAATTAAGTACAGCTGTACCAACCGGCAAACAATATCTTTCATCATGATTATGGTTAACACCACTATATCTTTCGTCATGATTATGACCGGTATTGCTCTTAGAATTCAATGCTTTGTCAATCGTTTCTTTTCTGTAATATAAATCATCATGTATATGCGCCGCTGGTGCCTTTTGACTTGCAAGCTCTTTAACACCAAGTGCTCCTGCAAGCTGATTTGCTGCTGAATTTGCGTCGATTGCATCAGCAGAGTCAATGATATTTAAAGAATTCAAATGTGTTTCGCATGCGTTCTGGAACTGTTGTGCATAATAGATTGCTAAATCTTTATATGTCGGACAGACCATAAACTGTGTTGATATCTTGGTCAGTGCTACACCTGATACATAAACCGCATATAGCGGCATTTGATTTTTCAAATCACCATTTAAAATATCTCCACTTACTATTTCAGGAGCAGACGGCGTTCCCGACGTTGCTGTCCCCTGTACAACTTCTAACTTTGCAGATTCAATACCTGATGCCGCATTTTTCTCGTAGGTCATTACGATCAGATCAATTCGATTTGTTCCTGCGGTACCTGTCGATATTGTCAAATCTTCATAAGTATTCGGTTCAATACGGATATGTCTGCCCTGCATCAGCATATCGCCGTCAGAAATTCTAACTGTGTTGTTATTGATAATTGCTCCTGCAAATCTTGATCCGCTACTCATAACAAATTCTCCATCACCAAAAAAGGCAGCATTGAAGCTGCCCTGATCTGCTGATCTAATATGTTCTTTCCCGGCATACCCTGTTACTAAATGTGCCATAGTCTTTCCCTTCTTTCTCCGCTTAGTGAATAAGCGACATCCATGTATTATATCCAACAACACCATCAACTGTAAGCAGATTGTTTTTCTGATACTCTTTCACTACTGATTCTGTAGCTGTGTCAAATACCCCCGGACATGTGAGATCACACGCATATCCTTTAAGCATAAGCAAAATATGCAGTGCAGTAACCATGTATTGTTTCTCGCCCTTTTTTACATAGTGCTTTCCAAGTGCGGCTTTAGTGGAAGATCCATAAATCCCATCAACCGCAAGTTTCGACTTATAGTCTAAGTTCATCGCTGTTTGTAACACCTTAATTCCTGCTTTAATGGTCGCATTTCCACGAATACCATCCGTTACGATTCCGGCACCGGCAAAATTATTCGCATGGATCTGTCCGGCACGAATGATAGCGTCCTTAGCAGCGATATGTTGAATCTGCTGTATAGATTCAGTCTTCGATGGGATATTCTCGGATACTTTCACCACTTCTCCAAACGGAAAGTTTTTTCCGGGGCATGCAGTCTTACTCACATCACTATGCTTTCTGAATCGAGTAATTCCATATTCCTTGCGAAGCCATGAAACAACTTCTTTCAAAGCCTGCTTCTGTGCTTCTGGCATCTGTTCATTTTCAAAATTTCCTTCACAACAAACTCCAATCGTGTTGTAATTCACACCAGATGCATGTGCGCCGATCATATCGATTGGTCTGCCCTTGTATACTTTGCCATCTAAACGAATATAGATATGATACCCAATGCCAGACCATCCATTTGCAAGATGCATTCTGTGAATATCCTCTACACTACCGTGACATGCAGAATGATGAAATACAGCTCCTCCATCTGTGCTTTTTCTCTTTGTAAGAGATTTAAACTTTAAATGTGTGTCGATTATTTGCATAATAATCAGCCTCCTTCTTTTTATTTTATGCAATCACAGTTTTGATTGCATTACCTCTTTGTGATACATAATCTTCAGCATCAAACATAAATTTCACGCATATTACACATCTTCAGCTTCGCTAAATTGCGGAAGCGATTTTATGTATTCATATGCTTTGTGTATATTCATATCTGCGTCATATTCAGTATTGTAATATTCTGCTTTAACATAATGCGGAGGTAATACCGGTACAAGACCATCATGATATTTTTTTTCGCCAAGTCTTGCTTCCTCTGTAAGATATGAATGAACCAATATTGTACATTGCTGATTAACTTCAATGCTCAATAACGCTATTCTATGATAATTAGTTACTATTCCATTTTCAGCAGTTACTTCCTTCTTTAATGCCATAAAATCACACTCCTATTACTCTAAACATTGCAAAACGATTTGGTGTACACTTTATTCCTGAAGCTGATGTATAAGTTCCTTTACTGTTATTATCATTACCCACTATACAAGTGTCAGAAATATACAGATATTTATTAGCAACATAATCCATGCCCGTGCTAGAACAATACACGCTATGTCCTCCACCATCGCTATCCCAATTTGTTATTCTTGCTTTTGGTACGAAGTAAAATGAATAATACCCACTAGACATACCAACTCCAGGTTCATATGATCTAAACACTATTACAATTCCATTAGGTTGTGCTGATATCGGCTGGGAAAGGTAAGCCGTCTGACTTGACACCGGCCATATTCCACCCGCCCATAATACTCGGTTATTATGCAGCCCATCTGCCCCCATCAATTTGAAATCTTTAAATACACCGTCTGTTCCGAAAGTATAAATCCTTAATTCATTTCCGCATGTATCTATCTGATAATCACGGCCATCTGGTGCTTTTAAATTAATATTTCCACCTTCGTTATCAGACCATAGTGAAATTTGACTTCCTACATTCAATACATTCTGAACTCTTAGATTATTTCCAATACCTGCATTTCCAGCCACAGCTAACTGCTGCGCTCCTAGCATTGTTGTAAAATCCGCATATTCAAATTGCGCATTTGTTCCCACAAGATAATTTGGTACTCTAAGCATATTTGTATTTGAATCAATATACAAACTCTGCAAACCTGTTACTTCTGAAGATGCAGTAATTACAGATAAATCATCTTGCAAGCCATAATTTTTTTGACTAAAACCAGCAACATCAACATCAATGGACGCATCCATATACTTACCTGTATGATTATTTCCAATAACACGTTCTTTATATATTCTCAAAGAACTGGTTGTCGTCAAATCTCCAGTAAACTTACCATTCTTCGCTTCGATCGAGCCGTCAGTCAAAACCTTAAAATTCTGGTTCGCAGTCACCAAACCTTCGAGACTGATTTTTTCAGCCTTGATTGAAATCTCCTCTGCCGACTGGTTGATTTCAGAAATGATTTTTTTCTTTTGAACCATTCCTTCTGGCGTAGCACCTACACTGTACGACGTTGATGTTGTGTTGTCCGTATAGGTGATGATCGTCCTTGTCCAAAGATATGGCTTTGATGTGTCCGCAGCCGGTATCGACGCAGACCACGTCCCAGTTGGTACCGTTGTTCCCGATGCTCCGGCTTGATATGTTACTGCCGTGGATTTGATACCTTTTCCAGCTGCTCCATCCTTGCCGTTCGTTCCATTGGTTCCATTCGTACCGTTCGTTCCATTACGCCCAACTGAATATGATGTAGATGTTGTGTTGTCTGTATAGGTGATAATCGTTCTTGTCCAAAGATACTGTCCTGCTGATACCGTTGGAATCGTCGTACTCCACGTCCCGGTTGGGGTTGTTGTACCACTAGACGATGCCTGATAAGTTACCGCAGTTGATTTAACACCTTTACCGGTTGCACCGGTATCTCCCTTGGCTCCTGTATCGCCTTTCTGTCCGGTTACACAAACTGCCGTTGTAGTAGATGTCGTACTGTCGGTATAGGTAATAACAGATCGTGTCCAAATATACTTTCCATTCTCCCATCCGGGATATGTCGTACTCCAGCTTCCTCCAACTAAAGAGGTTGCCGATGTAGATTTATAATACTGCTCGACAATTGACTTTACCCCTTTCCCAGTTGCTCCGTCTTTACCGTTTGTTCCATCCTTACCGTTCGTGCCGTCTGAACCATCTTTACCATTTGCGCCAGCCGCACCTGTGATACAGACTGGCGTCGTCTCTTTTGTAGAGTTGTCCGTATACTTGATAACCGTCTTTGTCCAGATATACTTCCCATTCTCCCAATCTGGCGAGGTTGTTACCCACGAACCTCCAGAAAGAAAAGTAGCCGATATCGACTTGTAGTACATGACATCCACCGATTGTACGCCAACACCATCTACGCCTTTCTCTCCTTGGTCGCCTTTTTCTCCCTTCGCTCCAGCGGCTCCCTTATCTCCATACACACCAATAACCTTTTTTGCAGTATCTACCGAAGTATTGTTCGTATATGTGATCGTTTCATAGTTCCAAAGGTATTTGTTTGTTGCTGTCATCGTTGGTACTGTTGTAGACCATGATGTTGGTACTTTGGTATTCGAGGTTGATACAGCATAAAACTCCTCTATCTCCTTAATTCCTATTCCGTCAGTTCCATTCGCGCCGTCACTTCCGTCCTTACCATCGGCTCCCGGATTTCCTCTATCACCATACGCACCTATAATACATGGCATTGATGTACTTACGATCGTTCCATCTGTCAGTTTTACAACCTCATAATTCCACAGATACTTTTTACTTGATGAAACTGACTGCACCGTTGTTGTCCATCCAGATGTTTTTGCGGTGACACCACTTGAAGCAGATGTTGCCAAATAATAGTTGATAACTTCACTGATACTCTTACCGTCGACGCCATCCTTACCGTCAGCTCCTGGTGCGCCATCTGCGCCCTTATCTCCTTGGTCGCCTTTTTCTCCCTTCGCTCCGGCAGCTCCGTCTTGTCCTTTGTCACCTTTCGGTATCACGAAATCAAGAATCATATTCTTGTTGTCTCCGGCATTTTTCACTTCCGCATCTGAACCAGCGCCACCTGTTGTCACTGATCCTATTTTGATGCTCACTGTCTGCCCAGATTCAGATCCGTCACCAGAAGATGGATATGGACCAGCAGACACGCTCACTGTATCTGCTTCACAATCATAAGATATTGATGTACTGTTATTACTGATATTGACTATTTTCTTAGATACGGACGCAACTACATAAGTTCCTGTAATCTGTTCTCTTGCCCCTACCTTGTCATTTACATCAAATATATATTGATCGTTACTGTCCAACGAAAAATCGACCGAGTCACTTGCAAAAGACTCTGTTATCTTATCAATTCCACCCTGAATCAAATCCTCATCTGATTCAGCATTGGAATTGTCGTAGATCTCACACATCTCATCCAATCCGGTAAGTGTCTGTGTTCCACTGATATTACCAAGCAAATCGCAGTAAATATGAATCACTCGTCTATCTTTCAGGTCACCTCGTCCAAGACATATAACATGATTGATATGCTTGCTATTTCTCTTAATTGTGAAACTTATCTGATCTGTATCAAACTGCTCATCCCGACTATAATCAGTAAGAGGACTTGCCGATAATTCAACAAATCCTCTATTAAATACAATATTCAGTTTTGCATTGTATGCTTTCAGCATCTTCATGATGCCTGTATAACCCTTTATATAACGATTCATCTGATAAGATGATATCTGTATATTTGAGTTCAAAGCGCTTACCTTGAACAGCTCCGAAAGTCCCATCCTGTCGATCAAAAGCTTTAACACTTCGTTTGCTTCTCCAGATACGATCAAATAGTCTTCGCCTTCATCTGGTTGCAACACTTTAGACTCAAGTATGCCGTGCCATGTACGACCTGAGTATGTTACAGTCGTCTCATCTGTATCAACGCCAACAGAATCTATCACTCCGCCGTACTCTTCGCCCTCAAAATAAAGATAATAACCAGTTTTACATACGTTATTATTGATATTTACTTTACATTCAAAATCATTCTCGTCGCTTCCATATGCAAGATCTAATGTATAATCTTTGAGCACATCGATATCTTTTTTGGATTCATCCATATAAATTAAGTCCATCTTGGTATGCTCCTCTCTTCCAACAATGTAATATCAAATATCAGATTTGACGAAGTAGCTACATCCATTACGCCCGGCGGGATCTTTTGAAATATGTAAGAGTCTCTATTTCGCAGATCAAAACAATTCCGCTGACTACCGTCGCTTTCATACAAGATTATTGTCTTTTCTACAGAGTCAATCGTCAGGTACTCGTTTGCTTCAATATCAACATCCACTGAATACATATGCCCTCCAATCAATATCTCTGGACTTTTGCATGGTCCATAAATACGCATCCGAAAATTTGTATTTACAAAATCCGCATTTTGCAGTTTTTTTCCAAGAATATTTGATGTGTAATCATATGGATGATCGTTATTATAGTCTAAGTTTTTACCAACTATCTCCTCATTTGAATTGAATGTAATAATCGTTTCTTTTATCCATTGCGGATAATCCGTCTGAATCGTCAACGTATTCTTCATGTATCGCTTATTATAGGTGTATTTTGACGCCTTACATCCTGTGACATAACACCGCATATAGTAATCGCCAATATAAAGTTTTCCATGCTTTCTGGCAACTACATCCTTTTCACACACCTCAAACAAACGATTTCTACTTTCTGTGCCCTCGTCATCATTTCTACATGCAAAAACGACAGGCAACGACTTCTTGACAATTCCCATCTTAAATGACGATATTTTGTCATTCATGCTTGTAGCTGTCCATGCGAAATCATGCAGATCGTTCTCGTTGATATAGATGCCATTCGCACCAAATTCAATTACCTCGTTCATATGATTGACATATCGTGCTTTTTCTATCAAGTTGCCGTCACCTCTTTTACCATTCTTGCAAATTCTCTCTTATCAACTTTCATATTCACGGATTCCATACCCTCAAGTATCAGATCCGGAAGCCGCTCTAACAGCTCATATATAAGCTCAAGCAGTGCATTGTCATTTTTGCTTCCAGATGATGACTGACCATAATCTAACGCATTCTTCATATCCTGCGCTACTCGCGAAATCCACATGCGATTCTGATGCAGCGGTACAACCGCTTCCGCTCCGTCACCTTCCAGAAGTGCAATCTCACCTTTCTCAACGACACCACCTTTTGCATGCTTTCTAGCAGATGTAGATTTATTAGTTATTTTTGCCGTTGCGCTGCTTTTCAGCGATGACGTATCCACTTGAACATTAACATCCTGAATAAATAAATTATGCAAAAAATCCTTAAACCAACTCGCGATATTCGGTGCAACCTCTTTCAAACCTTGCCACAATTTATTCATAAGTCGTTTTCCTGCTTCCCACATTTCACCAAGGCATTCACCAATTGCTCTCACAATAGACGCTATAATCTCTGGCATTTTCGAAGCTAAAGCATTCTTTATTTCCGCAAGATTCGTAATAAGTGCCATAAACAAATCTACGCCAGCGTAAATCATATCATCCAGATGCTCAAGCAGAGCACCTGTTATAGCCTCAATAATTTGTGGCAACGCCTTACAGATTGTATCGATAATCTGTGGTAGTGCATCGATCAACGCAACAAGCAATTTAACTCCAGCCTGAATGATTTCATCAATATGTGAAAGCAGCGCCTCAATTATACTTAATATGATTTCTGGCAATACTGCAACAATTGTCTGTATAATTTCCGGTAATGCATCAACCAACGAGGTCAATAACTCAATTCCGCACTCGATGATCATAGGAATACAGGATAACAAATTGTTAACCACTTGCGTTATAATACCCGGAAGCTCCTGAAGCAACTGCGGTACCGCCTGCAAAATTCCATTTACTAAACCTAATAGTAACTGAATGCCAGTTTGCACAATCTGTGGCACGTTCTGAATCAATGTTGATGCAAGTTGACTTACAATTGTAATTGCTGTCGATAAAATCGTCGGAATGCCATTTGTAAGTCCCTGTGCCAAGCTCTGTATCAACTCAATACCTGCATCGAGTATATCTGGCAATGCCTCTACAAGTCCTGATACAATCGCTCCTGCTATTGTAACCGCCGCATTAAGAATCATCGGCAAATTAGTTACTATTACACTAATAAGCTGGTTGACAATATTTTTGAAGCATGGTATTAGCTCTGGCACCGCCTTGAGCAATCCATCCAGTAACGCCCGGATCATGCTCGTTCCTGCTTTAATCATACTCGGCAGCGTCGTTGATACGATATTCGGTACCGTCTTGGCAACGATCGGCGCAAGCTTCTCTACGAGCGTACCAACGCCCTTCAAGGCAATTTCCACTCGTGGCAGAATATTATTACCGGCAGTCGTAACGGATTCCACAAAATTATTGACAAGTCCATCGAAATCCTGCGTATCATCAGCGATTCCAACGACCAGATTCTGCCATGCAGCCTTCGTCATGTTCACAGATCCCTGAATTGTTGTTGCCGCTTCCTTTGCGGTAGTACCTGTGATGCCCATTTCTGTTTGCACAACATGAATCGCATCTACGATATCCGCATATGATGATAGATCAAACTTCTGGCCGGATAACTTCTCCGCATCTTCCAAAAGCCGTTGCATCTCTTCCTTGGTACCGCCATATCCGAGCTTCAAGTTATCCAGCATCGTATAATTCTGCTTTGCGAATCCCTGATATGCATTCTGGATAGATTCCATTGAAGTCCCCATCTTATTCGCATTATCAGACATGTCCGTGATGGCCACATTTGCTTTCTCTGCTGCCGCCTTCGTATCTCCATCCAAGCTCTGTAACAATGACGCCGAAAAGCCAGTAACAGTTTCCATGTACTCGTTTGCAAACAATCCAGCCGTCTGATATGCGTTTGCAGCATATTTCTGTACTTCACTTGCCGAATCCTTGAACAGTGTCTCGACACCGCCGACTAACTGCTCATAATCCGAATATGCTGTCACAGCACTCTTCACAAGTGCCGCCGTTGCTGTTGCTGCTGCCGTTGCCGCCGCAGCGCCCCACTTTGCAAATGTTCCAATGCCCTTTAGAAGAGCTTGTCCAACGCCGGATGCCTTACCTGCCACAGAATCTAAACCATCTTCAGTTTCTGCCTGACCTTTGAGTGCGATTCGACCAAAGATCTTAAATAATTCCATCGCATTCTCCTTTTAAACCAATTCAATGCCGAATGCATTCATTGAATTTTCCACCATCGCTTTGATCTCTTCATCGGATAGTGATTTCTGAGATGATGCCTGAGCATGTACACGATTTACAAAATCCTCATAGGATTCTCCCTGCACCTTGTTCAAGAAGAACTCCCACAGCACATCTTCTTCGGTATCCTTGTTCGTCCGCTTCACAATTGAATCCACGAACTCTACCAAGCGCTCTGTCGCAATCATCTCATCAATCAATAAAAAAGGACTTGCATATCGCTTGAATAGCAAGTCCCAAAACTCTAAATCACCTACCCGATAGATTTCAAAGCAACCTTGAAAAAATCTGCGAATCCACTCTGTCTGACCACATCCATAATCATCGCAAAGAACATTCTCGGATTCATATCTTCAAGCTCCTTTACTGTCATACCTGACAGATTCGAGAGAAGCTGATAGATGTATTTCTCAGCATTCGGAAGATTCGCCAGAATAACATCGCCAATCTCAAGCGCTACGCCCATACCGATCTCTTCTACATCTTCCATCGTGATATTCTGATTCTGTTTCGATTTTTCTATCAGGCGCTTAGTTGCATCCGATGAAAAGCAGTCAGAAAACTTGCTGATTTTAATACATGAAATAATTTTCATCATCGGAAAGAGATCTTTCGACTTCAATGGTCGTAATGTATACGGCTTTATCTCTTCCTGTACAGATTGTACAACTCCTTCTATTGCTTCTACCAATGTTCCCTGCATTACTTCTGTTTCTGTTGTCATTTCCTTTTCCATAGTTACTTATCCTCCTAATATTCGGTATTACGCTGCATCATCCAGCAACTGATCAACTGTATTACTCTCAACAACTTCCTTCGGCATATAGATATGATACGGAAGCACATTCGTCATAGCGCCTGCCTTGAGCTCAGCATAGCAATCGAATGTCGTTGGGATTGTTGATGCTTCTTTGTTCTTCGTATCTGCCGACAATCCAGATGTACAAAGTGCATAATCAAATAATACGATCACAGGTGTTCCGTTCGTCTTGTATCCGACGCATGCAAAATTCTCGACATAATCGCTATCATCGATTGTTGCCTTAGATTCAATCACATCCATTGTTTCATCTACCGACGTGCCTTCCTGTCCGATTGTTGTTGCCTTCAACCAGTCTTTTGTGAGCTCGACCATATTCGTCTCAACCTTTGCCGTCTCGCCGACTTTCTGCACAAGTCCCTTCGCATTAACAAGCACACCATCCACCGAGATATTTGTAATCTCCGGAGCAATCGTGAACTTTGTACCGCCGGATGTAGCACCAAGCAAAGTACCTGTCCAGAGCTTCTTGCTTGTGTCATACTTAAAGTTTTTGTACAGTACACACGCATTTAACAGTATCCGCTTCGGCGTATTCTCTGTTACACCAGATACGCACAATTCTCTCCATGTGTTTTCTGCCATTTATTTCACCTTCCATTCTTTTATAGTCAGATTGATCTGAATTCTCTTCAATGTCCCATCTCCGGTCGGTACCGAAAATGCATTTGAATAAAAAACAGCCACACACGAACCATCTGGATTCATGCGTGACTGTGGTAAGAATCTCTCTATTGTTTCTTTGTCCTGCTCAAATAGAATCGGATTCCCACGGGTCCATCCATTCAATATAAATGTTGTCCCCTGACTTCCATCCTCTTCCTTGGTCGGAGAATCATCTTCCATGTACTCTCCAACATAATATCGGTCTGGGATTTCGCCAACCCATTCTCCGAATTGGTATGGAATCCCGCTGGACTTCATTAGTTCACCAACATAATTTAATGCTGCTATACTCATTATTTCAACTCTCCAAATATTTCATTTGCTCGATTCTGAATTGCACCATTCGTAGCCTTGAAGGCTTTTTCAAGCGGTCTGTTCGGTGTCTTACCATGTGTGAAGTGTCCATTTCCCTTCTTATCCTCATAATACCATCCGCCTTTACGACCATTACCATTCACGGCATATTCGCCAGTACCGAACTCTTCCCAGATGGCATTTTCTTCTGGAGATCCAACTGTTGCTTCTAATTCAGATTCATCGACTACATAAGTGTATGAACCCCTTGTCTCTCCAGTATCTACTCTGGATGCATTGTGTACAGCCGTCTGCACTTCTCCTGCCGCTTCTTCAAGAAATGCAATCGCCTTTTCTCTGAGCGCCTTCTTGATCTGCATGGAATTATTCGTAAACTCTACGGACATATTACTGACCTCCTGTGTATTTCAGATAGATTTCCAACTGCTTATGCAGTTCCATCGGATCGTCAATCACCATGATGTCATACACCTTGTCATTGATCACCATCCGACTGTTCTCCGCCTTGATGCGGCTGTCGAGCTTCTTATAGTCTGCAAGGAACACGTGCGTAGATTCCTGAATCTTAGCATTATATGTTGTGTACTTGCTGTCTCCTGTCGATAGATCAAGATACCCTGTTATATCATCAACAGTCTCCCATGTCTTATCGCATGAACCGATGATATTCGTCTCTGTCTTACAGAGCTGAATCTGACCAGTTATATTTCCGCCAATCATCTAATCACCATCCATTTAAAATCTCGCTTTCATATACGGCTTCAGGAATCCAAGAAGTGACTTTGGGTATCCCATAAGCGAATTATCGCCATCCATGTTGAAATACGTCACAGAATGTCGGCTAAGTGTCTCCGACTGAATACCGACCTTGTCCCGGTTCTCGATATCCCATTTCAGCATATTGGCTACACCGAGCTTCACATCCATAGGATATTTGACCTTCGTTACAAGTACACATATTTCATCCGAAAGTGGCTCATCAAAATCCATATGTGCATTGTCCATATCAATGCCCTTAATCACATACAATCCATCGTTATACAACGATTCCGATATTTGTACGGTGTCACCCTCTGCAAACAGATTCGATGCACCCTGTAGCACTCCGCTCTTAACCTCTGCATTGAAACGTCTGCTTCTGTCTTGGAAGTTGTTATTCGTGTACTTCCGTATAAGAAGCTCCAGCGCCTGAAGCTTTGCTTCAAGCACCGGATCCTTCGCAGTAATATCGATATATGATTTCAACTCTTCAACGGTCATAATCATATGATCACCGCCTTACTGCTGCTTTGTGACAGTATATCCGTCATGTTCCTCAAACCAGGATGCCATGCGCTCGCTATCAATCACAGCCTGTCCATTTGCGAACTGGACGCCACCGGCACCAACTCCGCAATAAGCAGGCGCATTGTTAACGACTACAAGCCACTTTACAGCCTTTGTCTCTGTCTTTGCTGGCATATTTATCACCTATCCTCTCTTTGCTTACGCAATCTTGATATTACGAAGTACACCTGCATGCTGTGTATTCTTCAACACGGTTGCAGCGATCATCTCGACCTCTGCATCCTTCATTGTACCCGGCTTGCTGAAATCAGGCAGATACTTATCGATAACTGAACCACCATTCAGGCTGATGCCGTGGAATCCATCATTCACATCAAACTTGACAGCATAGATATCTGTCAGTCCTGTTGTTGCTGTCTCTGCTGATCCAATCTTTCTGCTGATTCCCTTCTTCACTACAGAATTTGCAGTTGCATTGCTTCCACTTACAGTGTAGTGGTTCTGCATATCAACAAGCTTGATACCATCAATCGTTGTAATACGCTTACCAAATGCCTCTTCGCTCTCCGTTCTGTAGCCAAGGACACGAGCAACAGTCTGAATCTTTGTGATTGTCTCCGTGTTTGTAAGAACTGCATCTGCATCAGTAGTCTTGATCAGAAGCGAAAGTGCCTCGTAGAACTCGTCTGCATTTGCCTTGATCTGGGCGATTGTAGACAGGTCAATTGACTTGGATGCACCATACTCTGTTGCAGTGCCAGCAATCATGGAATCCAGTCCCTGGAATTCCGGATGATCTGTCGATGCAGTTGTAGTAGCATCGCCATTGATCAGTGTGTAATGGAACAGAGAAACAATCGCCTTGATATGTTCCTCAATCTGATATGCAAGGTTGTCGAAGTTACCGGCTACTTTGTTAAGCACTCTGTCCATCTGTACAGCGCCACCCATGATAGCAAGGCTTGCTTCACACTCATGCTTTGTAGCTACAGAGTTTGCATAAGAACCACCAAGTTTACGGAACTCTGCTGTAGCCGGAAGCACCTTTCTAAGATACTTGTACTTCATTGTTGAACCACCGCCGGATGCTGATACACAATCATCAAATGTAAGCATCTGCAGTACGGTAGACTGTCTCAGAAAGATATCCACGATCTGCGAGAACACCTTATCGCTCATACCTTTCTTCATTTCTTCTAATGTCATTGCCATAGTTTTTCACCTTTCCTTTCTTAGCCGTTCGTTGCGGCTTCATACTGCTGTTTCAGCGCTTCTGCTAAATCCTTAGGCTCTGCAGAACCGCCAGCCGGATCTCCCTTGTCCAGCTTATTCTCAATAATCTGTCGACTTCCACCTTCTGAACTCTCGAAGTGTGCCGGGAACTGCGTCTTGAGGGTTGTGAGCATATCATCCCATCCTTTGATATTGCCATCATCGTCGATTTTGAGTTCTTCGCCCTTCTCTTTCAGCATCTCCTTGATCTTGAATGTCATATAATCGGTATCATCCGTCTTGGCTGATAACAAAGCGACTTTCAATGCGGAGCTGACCTTTGTCTCTTCCAGTTCCTGCTGCAAGCGGGCATTCTCCGCCTCATACGTTGAAATCTTCTGCTGCATACCTTCATCGCCCTTGGAAGCCTTCTTCAGTTCTTCGATGAGCTTATTTGCGTTGCCGATCTCCGTGTCTTTGCCGGTGATCAGTCCATTCAATCTCTCGGTTTCGGAATCATACTTCTCTTTGCTGATGTAGTTTCCTTCCGACAGATCCGCAAATCGAACATGCTTGAGCTTGTCCTCTTCCTTCGAATTCTGCTCATCAATCTTCGCCTGCACCTGTTTGTACAGTTCTTCTCCTAACACATCTTTCAGTTCCATAGTTTCCATCCTTTCTTGACTTTAATCGCAGTCACGCATGGCAGTTATCACTCTTGCCGGAGTAAGTATTCGTCACAGTTTAATCGCCTTAAGCCGATTTGGGCATAAAAAAAGACCACGTTTTTATCATGGTCTAAATTACATAATTATACATAGAAAAAGCACCCTGCTACTGCGGAGTGCTTTCTCTACTTTAATACTCTATCAAGATTTATGGTTGATTCTATCCAAACAGCATCAACCTCATAATCATTAAATACTTTTATCGTATCATCACTATTTTTATAAATCTTCACTACTGATCCGTCAACATCTACAAGTGGATCGCCAGAGCTTAAATTACTAATATTCTGTTCAATTTTATTGCAAGCTTTTTTGAACTCTTCATTACTAGCTTCTTTGCAAATATTATATTCAAACATCTCAATCACCACCCAGTCCTAACTCTCTATTCACATTTGCGTTTGTTTTGGTTGCAGTATCATAAATATCTCTGATTGCTTCATCCCTGGTCATTCCCTTCCTTTTCATCTTAGAAGAGATGAGTTCTTCAAATGTCTTATTAGGCCTTTCTTTTTCCAACTGTACCCGTGTTGCTTCATCTGCCATCAAGCTTCTGGCTTCCGTCCGTATTCGATTTCTAGCTTCAAAAGCCTGTCTGGCTTGTTGTTCGATTGGAAGATTATTATCTATAGTACCTTTTATCTTTGAAACTTCTTCAATATACTTCTTACGAACATCTATATTACTTAGCTTTATTGTACCATTTTCCACGCCATTTGCAAGGTATTTCTTGTCTAGCCACTCATTCATAGCTACACCTAATTCATTAGGCTTTCCGAGCTGGCTGTTGGCAAATACTTCTGCAAAAAACTCTGCCTTACTTGTCTTTCCATATTCTGATATATTTGCGTCCAAATCAAATGCAGGATTGTTTCTTTTCGCAATTGCAATTATTTCATCATAGCAGTTATTTTGAACAGTTTTTTGAGCATCTGCATACCACTTATATTTTGCCTTGTCCGTTTTTGCGCTTTTATTTACAAATGCAAGCATATCTGAATTTTTCCAACCAAGAGACTCCATATAGTCCTTCTTGATAACATTCTGTAACATATGTCCATATTCATGAGTTACCGTTGCTATGGAAGCTTCTTCGTTTGTATGTGAAAAAGGCATTGAGTATCCACTATCCATATCTTTGATTTCCTTCTTTATCAGGGAATCTCTATTCGTATAACGTTTTTTATTCAGAACCAAATATTGACTTGCTGGTGATAATCTGCTGCTATTCACATTTCCGGCAAAATTACCTTCGTCTACATCAATATCTACAAAATCGGATTTATGTATTACTCCGAATTTGCTTTCCAGACGGATCAGCTGATTTGTATTATCCACAATCAGTCTTTCGTCCATTGAATCTATATTACAGTTTCTAAAGCCAATTCTATTCTTTAATGCAGTTTTAGCTTCTTCTGCATTCTTAACAAGTGTCACTTTCGGTTTATACATCGGATTGTTATCCAGCAACCGCTTATACTTCTCATATTCCTTATCGGTCATGGAATTAAGCATCTTCTCGAAGTTCTTGCCGTATTTCTTCTCCATGTCCGTGACATGCTGCATATATGCGATATTTTCATCAGACCAGTATACTTTTTTCCACTCCGCATACTCTTCTGGAGATTCGAAAGTGACTGTTTGTTTCGAGAAATTATCCATCTTCACAATACCGCAGTTAAGTGCCCATCTCGCTCTCTGATCCAGACAGCAACGGCAATTACAATCCTGTGATGGATCACCAAACAATCCCGGAGCTTCTGCCTTGTATCCGGCGACTTCAAACATCTCGTCGACTTCTCGGATTTGACCATCCAGATCTCGGTGCTCTGATCTTGTTCTTCCATCAAGTACCGCATTCCACTGTTTTACAACCTCTGCGCCACGATCTATTGCTCTCTTCTGAGCGTCCAATGCGGCACGATTCTGTATGCGATGCCCTTCTGTCCGGGCAATCCGGATTGAATTGTTGTACGCCTTCTGGAATGGCGTATGCTTCATATTCCGTGCAAGGTTCGATGCAATGTTGCTCCACGTCATGCCCTGCGCAATTCCTCTCGATACTTCCTGCCGCACGGATTTCTTGATTGCCTTAACATCTTCGCCCAGTCGATCATACAGAGACGTGGATAGCTTGGAGTCAAGTACCATTGCCCTTGTCACAGCTTCTTGGTCTATCGGCATCACAAGCGGTATTCCCTGCCCTTGCATATCATACATAGAACCAAGATATCCATCCTGATAACTCCGTGTAAGATAATCAGACACAGTTGCATATGAATCTGATTGCAGATTCGCAAGAGCGCCCTCTAACTGTGCTTTGATTGCTTCCTGGTATTGCTTTTGATATATGATTGACTGTATATTTTCAGGCTCAAGGTCTGCCCGCATCGATAACTCCTGTATCTTTGATTCACAATCCCTTAGAGCCTGCCCATACGTGCTTTTTAACTGTGCAATTACCTCTTCCTCACTATTCAGTTGTGCTTGCAGAACTTCCTTCTGTCGCTTGTTCATTCGTCACAACTCCATTCAACAACTGCTTGGCATCCGCTGTATCTTTCTCTGCATCCTTCGGCAACTTATCCTTGATTTCTTCGTAGTCAATATCTAACTCATCACAGATAGCCTTGATAATCGTCTCATCATCTAGGGTGTCTGCTAATGACATGATCGTGTTGATTACTACCTGATGCGCCTGCGCTTCCGTGAGCTTGATCTGTGCATTCTCCTGCGCATTGCTCATGATCACATGCTCAAACTTGAAATATACGTCTGAATCCTGATAGCCCTTCTGCTCAGTCTTGTTGATCTCTTCAATTACAATCCGTACGAGGTGCCGGAGCAGTTTCTTCAACCGGATCTCCAGCTTGTTGCACTGCAGTTCCAAGAGCGAATATGCCGCCTTGATTGCGATATTCGTTGTTGCTGACGTATCTTTCAATCCGGTCGTATTCAGACCCATGCCGAAACGATAGATATTCTTCTCATCCAGCTCCATCTTCTCTTTACGTGCCTGATATGGCACATCAACTGTCTTGATGTCGACATCGCCATTCTCTCCCGTGCCGATAATCTTCTTTGTCTTGAGATTTGTCTGCAACTCATCCATGTTATCGCCTTCGTATCCCTTAACCACATGCAAAGGTGTGTCGAAATCAATCAAGTTATTGGATAAGCTCGATGCCATCAGATCATAATCATCAATCAGCGGTTTAATCGGTCGCAGAGACGAATGCTGCTTCTTGTTATTATCCAACCGGAAGAACGGAATAAACCCAAGCGATTCATAATATGTATCATCTTCCTTCCCACCGTTCTTCTTGTACAGAATGTGAGGTCTTGGGTTGATCTTCACAGAATCATCAATCATGAGTTCGCCGTCGTCAACCATCGCATAGTATGTCGTGTCTTTCTCACTCCACACCTGCACACGTGTTATAACCTTGTGTCCTTTGTCTATGCGATCCGTATAATAGTAAATTACATAGGCGCATCCATCGTCCGTGTCTTTCTTACGCACTTCAATAACGCCCATGGAATCAGCTGTAGCAAATGCATATCTGTCATTCGCATCCTTGTATGCATAAATGTATGAAAATCCTTTGATCTTGCAGTCTGTGATACACTCAGCCAGCTCATCCATAAAGATGTCATTGTTATTGAAATACTTATCCATATGCTTCTGAAGCTCTGGATCATCCGATCGCACAATGCGTTCTCCGTTTCGATTTCCGGATAATATATACTGCACCGCCTGATCTACCAGCTCCGTAAAGAAGAGGTGCGGTATCTTCACATTGCTTCGAGTCTTATCTTCAACCAGATTGCCATCTGCATTGTAATAAAATAAGCGGTACTGCTTGATGTCATTGTCGCCGTCATAATACCGCTCACCGACCTTTGCAAACCGCTTCTTCTCGCTTGTCTTATCATTGTCTATGAACTTTTTAATCTCGTCTACCGTCAGCACATTCTTTGCCCTTTCTAATTAAATAAGCCATGGACAAGGCTTACGCCATCCTTCGATGCCATATCGAAGTGCCGCCATCGCATCATCCATGATTGGAACCGGCTCGTCAGTATACTCACCTGTTCGCTCGTCCTTTTTCCATTTCCATTGTTGCAGCTCCTTAATTGTATTTACACAATGAGGTGCAACAAATATTCTTCTTCGTATAATGTGGTTCTTATCGACCACGCCCTTGAGCCAGTCTATCTGAGCTTTGACAGATCCGACGGAACCGCCCTTATCAACGCCCTTGGCACGATAGCCAGCGCCCTTCCATGTCTTGATTCTGTCCGGCTCTGCGGAATCGCACCACATAGGCTTATTCGTCGGTATAGCATGCTGAATCGCCAGCGGAATGATTTCCGCAGTTTCTTTCTCATGCACATATATCTCATCGAGAATGTATATATCATCATCCTTGATACCCAGAAGCAAGATAGCGTTCGCATGGTTGAAACCAAAGTCCTGACCGATTGCGATATCATCATAATCATTCAGATTCTGAGATACATCTGTGACTTCCCAGTTATGAAGAATCAAGCCGCCTATCTCGCCCCATTCACCCAAGCCATATATCTTGTATCCTTCCGGATCTACTTCTTTTCTACGCATCATACGCCGATGATACGCCGCATCAATAAAGCGGTTACCAAGATATGTACTATGGTGTGTCAGCACGTCCGGATCATATCTATCAAAATAGACCTTCTTTATCCAATGATTCTTATTCACCGGGTTGAAGGTCATTCTAAGCTGGTAGAACTGCCCGGGCGGCAATTCTCCACGCAATCTATCATCTATAATTTCCACATCTGCCTGCGTCAGCTCTGTTGCTTCTTCGCACCACACATCTGTGAGCTTTCCCTTCTGGAATGTGATTGACTTAAGCTTCTCTCGTTGCTTATCATCATTCATTCCACGGAATATAATGCGGTTGCCATTCGCCCGACATTCAAGCGACAACGGCGATGTGGTCATCTTCCAATATCGCTCCGCCTTATCTCCAAACATCCGATACACGGCACCTGTAAGCTCTGCATACGTACTGTCTCGGTTCGTGATATCCGATTTACGAACGCATACAAGATTGCGCCCCTTATCTTTCATCAGACGCAGTATATAGTTCTGCGCCGTGTCAACGCTTTTCCCAGATCCTGCAGAGCCTTTCATTACGATATATCGCTTCGTGCTTCGGTCTACCTCCCGGAAACATGGATTTGCCTTTACATTCAGATTCAATCGGCATCACCGCCGGTATCTTCTTCATCTCCATAATCGATAGTCACATTCAATTCCATATCGACTTTCTCTTCCACCTTCTCGGTGTACAATCCATATCGCTTGCCCAGAAGCTCCGCCGCCTTCAGCTTGTCCTTCTCAGATGGCTCTTTCTCCATCTTCCGAGCCTTTGTGCTTCCATCGCCCAAGCCTTCAATCACAATCTCTGTCGATTTGCTCTGTCCACGAAGCACGGATGTAAGATACTTAAGTACCTCATCCTGATTGGCAATCAGTGCCGCTTCTTTCTCCGCCATCCGGTTTTCTATATATTCTCTGATTACAAGTTTTGACAAGTTTTCAGTTCCGATTCTATTTGCCGTTTTCTTCGAATACCCTGCTCTGATAGCTGCTTGTGTGGCATTCAGATCAATCAGGTATTCATCACAGAATCTCTGCTGTTTGGCTGTGAGTTTAGCCATCACAATCACCATCCTTTACAATATCCATCCAAACAAAAAGCCTACCGCACCGGAGGATATGATCAGCTAAAGAGTACGGCAGGCATAAAGCAAAAGGCACCATGCAAAATGCACGATGCCTTCAACTTCCATTTATGATACATTAAATATAACACAGATTTCTCGTCTCATGTTATACAAATAAGTCAAAAAACTTACAACTTTTTCACAATCTTTATACTGATTTTAGGTGTATGCAATCAAACTATACCCTCTTTTGATGCATGCCACCACGTCTTTCAGCAGATTTTCGTCAACGATACCCTCCAGCATATCCATTACATTCTCTGCTACATAATCCACATTGTAACTGTTAATGCTGCGATCAATGATATCCGTCACAACCGCCATATCATACGGTACATCCATGCCGGCACTCTTGTATGTTTCAGCATAACTTTCCAATCTGCTCTTTAATCTTTCCGGATCAATCAACTTTCCCATAGATTTTACCACCTGCCTTTACAATTTCGATTGCCATATATTTGGGAATGCACTCAAACGCATTTCCTACACAATCAGCACCTATTGCAGTTGCATCTTCCATCTGCTTCAAAACCTTATCTGTATCATAAGCGGTCGGCTGGCTTTCAATAATATCTTTAAATATTGGCACATTTTCTGCTAAAGGTATCTGTTCCAATAAATCCTTAACTAATACATCTGCATCAATCAATCTCATTCTTCATCACTCCATTTCAACTTCTGACCGCATCTGTTACAATAATTATTCAATCCAATATAAGCATGATGCACCATACTGCTGTGAAACATTTTTTCTACATCATCACTTTCACATTTTTCAGAAACATCAGTGTCATCAAATTTAATTATTTCCAAGGCACATGATGGGCATATACAAGCATATACATTGACATGGCCGTACTGGTCATAACCAACATCTTCATACCTAACTTTCTTCGGTACCTGCTTTTCAAGTGCCTGTATTGCCATCTTTGCCGCTTCTTTTGATACGTTACTTCCAAATGGTAAGTCAATGTTTTGTTGAAATTCTTTAACCGCTTCACTCTCTGTCATATTATCCCTCGCTTTCCGGCTTGTCGCACCGCTCAAACTCGATAACCCAGACCCAAGGGTTTGCATCCCATCCGTAGCGGTCAAGGACGGATTTCTTGATTGTGGGATTCCACAATACTTCCCCAAATAGTTCACCAGAACTCATATCGCAGTATTTAATTTTACTTGTGCATGGCCCATCTATATCGCAATAGTTCTCTCCTGTTAAGTGCAAACATGGAGGCGTGAAGTCAAGACCTTCCTCAAATGTCTCATCCTCTGTAATATCCTGCAACCGTTCCACCCTCACATCCGTAACCTTTAACCAGATGCGTGCCGCTTCTTTCGGCATGTGGATGGAGGGATGCCATTTCATCTCGATTTCTTTTCCATCACGGTAAAACTTCTCCGTATCGGAGTAATCTGCACGATACATATATCTCTTTAATCCCTTAAACCATGTTTCTCTAACATACAGGATATCTCCCGGCTGATATGGTTTTTTATATGACGTCATTATCAGTTCGCTATCAGTCATATTACAGTATGGCTTGAACATGAATTTCTTTTCTTTCAGAAATTCTTCTTGTACTCCGTTTTTACATTTATCCGGCAATAGCCCTACAAGCTGTTGTGGTTTAACAATTCTTCTCGTGCAACTCTTTCGTCCGTCCAGAATCGCACGAACCATTTCGGTATTAAACAATATTTGTTTTACACTCACTCGTCGTTCCTCCCTAATAACTCTGGATTGTCAAATACGTTGCCAATTACATCCATACAATCCACATAATCGTAAATGTGTTCTTCTTCGTAAGTTCCATCTTCGAGTAACACGTTAAAATAAAATCCTGCTTCATCTTCATTCCAACCAATGTAGCCACAGCATTCTTCAGCCAGACAATTTACAATATCATTTTCCCATATCAGATTGCCATTTTTATCTTTTAAGCCAGTACATTGGCAGGCTGTGTTTCTATCTACTTCAAATCCTTGCAAAGAGCCATCCGCCGGATGCTGATTGAATATAGTAGCTGTGTCTGCATCATGAAGCAATAATGCCCCTTGTACCCATTCTCCATTATCAACTCTCTTCGCCTTGAATAAATATCTATCTTCCATGTTCTCTCCTATTCTGCTTCTGATTGAAGCCACTCTTTCCAACATTTAGAGCATTCTGTTTTTTCGCAGCAGCAATCACACGGAACATCTGTATACTGTGATGAAATGCCATCTTCTCCGACAATATCTAAAAACTCTGCCAACTCTTCATCCGACATATTCCTTATCCTGTCGGCATTGGTGATTACTTTGCGGTCTGGTATTCCACTCGTGCACCCATCCAAGCTAAGGATTTCGATATGGTCTAAGCAGATATTTGCATTGCTGCACTCGTTACATTTCATTTTGATTACCTCTCAATTCTTCGAAATAGAATTTTACATCGTCAGACACATACTTAACGATTCCAAACCGCTCCGCCACTTGATAAGGTATGCTGTCACGCATAAGCCTTTTATGTATTTCTGAAAGATACTTTCGAAATCCCTCGACATCTAAAGTGGCTTTATAGTGGTTGCAGCTCCTACAAGCTGGCATGTAATTTGATATATCATCTTCCCCTCCAATTCTAAGCGGCTTTGCGTGATCTACCTGCATATCCTTATATTCGATCTCGCAACCGCAATAACCGCATCTATGGTTACATTTTTCATATACTAAAAGCCGTATCTTCTTTGGAATCGATTTTCTCTTGTTCATCACTATGCATCATCTCCTCCTTTTCGCCCGCTCCACAACTTCCTGCTTCATATCCAGGTAATTGCTCAGAGCATCCTTCTGTTTTCTAATACACTCATTTTTCTTCCGTTGCTCCGTGGCGAATGCTTTGTAGCCTTCACACTCGCCATGGCAACCTACCTTTCTGTCCGTACATCCTTTACATGGATATTCACTCACAGCTTCAACCCCTTCCGAAAACGATACTTCCCGCTGTTCTCCGGAAGAGCTTCTAATGTATCAAGCACGCCCTGAACGTGAGCAAGTGCCCTTCCATGCATGGTTGACGCCCACGAATACGATTTCTTGTTATCCGCTGCCACATCGTCAAGGTCTTTGCCTTGAATGTAGAGCTTGTGCAACACATTGTACTCCTTGACCGGAATCTGCTGAATTACTTCGCTGATCTCGCTCTTAACATCTCTGAGCCTTGCCACATACTTATCAATATCTCTTGCAGCATCGATTGCCATAACAACCGAATCTTCCATCTTCTGATTGGATCCTGACGACTTCACACGCTCTCCATCCGTCTGACCGGACAACGAGCTTGCCAATGTAAGCCACTGCTCCCGTTCAATCATCTTGTTTGTAATCACAGCATCAATCTTCTGTACCTGCTGCAGATAGTTCTTTACTTTCATTTTCTTCAATAACTTCACTCTCCTTTATTTTTGCGCAAAAAAATACCAACCATCGAATACGGATGGTTGGTTCCAATATTATAATCTTAATATTCATGAAGCACATACTTAATTAAAAACTCGTCTGCTTCATCTGGCTCATATTGATCAGGATCATAAATTGCCCTAGAATAATCTACAAATTGAGGTAAATGAGCCTCTGTCATCTTAGCACTTCTGTAACCTCTTCGACGCAATTCATCCAATACCTCATCAGATAATGGTCTTGAATCTAAATTACCAAAGTCGTCCCTCGTTACAATGCCCCTTGATTCGTATGCCTCTATAACATTTTGAATATCTTGTTCTGTAAACATCTTCATTCCTCCTATAGTATGATATAAAAATTATACCACTCCAACCATCAATATTCAATTTTCAAAGTTCGACAAATTTCGACGCTACATCATCTGATCTAATGGCAACTCCATCTGAATTGCCGGGTAATCTTCCCATGGAACGCCTATGTAATCTAGGACTCTTCCCCAGCCATATTTCTCTCCAGTCTCTGGATCTGTACAACACCGGTACATGTAATACTCCCATTCTTTCTGGTTACGCTCTCGCAATTTATCAAATCTATGTGGTCTTTTCTCCATGTGAATGCCAAAGCCACACATACTACATCCGGTTCGCTGTGCTCCTGTAGTCCGAAGATTTCCGCACTGATCCTGTACTACATCGCCGTAAATATCCGGTATAATGCTATCCACCGGCTCATATGGTATTACATTTCCATTCTTGTCTTTGCTGTAAGGTTGCTCATAGTACAACTTCTCAAACACATCCATGTTTTTGTGATACCAATCATCCATTTCCAATGCCAGCTTTAATATGTCATTTCGCATATACGGAGCAAACGGAGCCGATCGCATTGTGGTTTTTCCATAGTAGTTGCATCCGTGATCGGTAAGCGCTTCTTCTCTCTGCCCGCCTTCCGATGCCATCATTCCAAGATACGGATAGCTCTGATGTTCCCTCGCCCAGTCGTCACATGGTTTTTCTTTGAGCCAGTAGCAACAATCATTTGATACTTTGAAATCCGGTTTCTGATAGTTCACTCCTTCATTTTCGTTTTCATACCCCCCGAACAATTTCAACCACTTCTGCGGCAGTTTCATCCGGCTATTCTTCTGAAAATGACCGAGTTCTCCACATTCACCTGTAATAATCGCATGTCTGACAGTTTTATTCTTTTCCGTCGGATTCTGTAACAATGCAATCTTACCTGCTATACGCTTACTGATTACCGGAAATCCAACCTCATTCAATACCTGTGTCTTTGTCTTATATGAATGCAGAATTGTCACACCAAGCGCTTTGTGCACTTTCTGAATACTTGCATCTTCCAGACTTGATACTGATATTGCAGGTACATCAATTCCGATAGATTTCAAGAATACATGCAATGTAATGCTATCAAGTCCACCAACACTGACATGTGCTACTTTCCCACGTTTATCCATCTCCTGAAGAAATTCTATTGCCCGGAGTTCTGACCGTTTCTTTTTTACTTCATATGGCTGATATTGCATGGCAATCATCCGGCTTTTTGCTTCACGCTTCTGTTCTTTCCACTTCTGGAACTGGAATTCCACATCCGGCTTGTCTATCTCAATATCTTCCAAGAAGTCAAATTGTTCCTGTAACATGTATTTTATGTCTCCTTTCCTTGATTTTCTAATTTAATGGCAATATAATATTGATATAATTTGCCAATAACATATTTACTTACATTATTTATCTCATGCTGTTCCGCCATATATGAACATACAATTACAACTAATCTTAAATTAAGCATTACACTTACTGGAGGGACTATTATGGCAATATATGATTTTTTTTTAAAGCTAACGGCGGGCGCAGGTGTGCGTGGGTTTGCGCTGGAATCCAATGTTGCAGGAACAGATGATAAGTAAATCTTTGGACACCGAGGGGTTCGATTCCCCTCGAACCCGCCACATAATCTTTTTACATAAAATCGAACAGCGTCAGCTCGTCCATCTCATTTTCTGCTGCCTGCAGATATCCAACTCCATCTCGGAAATAATCAGGATTCAACTCACAGCCTTTACCATATCTTCCCATCTTAACCGCCGTCATTGGTACCGTCATAAGTCCGCCGAACGGATCATATACGACATCTCCCGGATTGCTGTATCTATTGATGATCCGCTCCACAATATCAAGCTGAAGCGGACATACATGCATCTGCGCTCTTCTGCGGCTCTGTGTCGTGTTAAGCGTCCGCATGCGGTTGATATCATCCCACACCTCAAGCTGATTCCATGATCCCGGAGCAACCACCATGAAAGTGGCCGGCAGTCTGCCGTCCTTATCAAGCTCTTTTGCAAGCTTCACATGCTCTTCATAGTTGTACACGCTCTCTCTGCTGTATTTCCTGTATGCTTTCTGCAGATTATCCACCGATATCTCTTTCAGCTCATCCTTACTGATCAGACGATCACCAGATGATCTCCAATATCCGTGTGCATCTATCTGCCATTGTGCTCTTGTGTATTCTTCCTTGCTCTTTGATACCGGATCATCCGCATATGCTTTGCTGTGATCCGTTGGGAGCTTTCGGAATAGCAAGATATATTCCGGGCATCCTACACCCATCTTGGTACCGTCCTTGCACTGTTCAGACCAGCCAAGGCGATATGTCTGGTTATTCTCTCGTACAACATCCGTCACAACAGTGATCATGCCGAAATACATAAAACCATGCTTCATGTAATGTTCGATACAATCCGCATGAAACGGCTCGATCGTCGGCATACCGGTACCAGTCGCATTTCCAAACAGCACCCGATCTTTAACATGTACTGCTGCCACTCTGCCAGGCTTTAAAGCTCGCAGAAGCTCCGGCGTCAGGTAGTCCATCTGTTCAAAGAACCGCTCTGTATCCTGATTGTGTCCAAAGTCGTTATAATTTGCGCTGTACTCGTAGTGATTGCCGAATGGTATCGACGTATGTATCAGATCAACACTGTTACTTGCCATGACACGTGTTTCTTCCACACAATCGCCGTATACTGCTTCATAGTGATTACCTCGCACGGTTCGTTCTTCTCTTGTTCCTTCCACTCCCATCTTCCTTTCCAATCGTTCAGCTTTGTTCGCTGAATTAAGTCCATACTTCTTCACGATCTCAACCATCCGCTGGACCATGTAATTATGATTCTTCCATTTCTCCAGCAATGCTTCCTTGATCTGCCGCTCGTTCTCCATGTAGATAATGTCAATCACAACCGGCTGACTCTGCAAGAATCGGTAACATCTGTGGATTGCTTGAATAAAATCATTGAATTCATAATCAATACCAAGGAATATTTCCCGGTGGCAATATCGTTGGAAATTACACCCAGAGCCGGACAGCGATTTCTTTGTTGCAAACAGCCGTGTCTTTCCATTCGAGAAATCAATTACACGCTGTTCTCTCATCTCATAGTCCATAGCTCCATAGATATCAACTGCCTCTGGCAACGCTTTTTTGATTGCATGCCGTTCGCTCTCCAGATCGTGCCACAACAAGAAATGATCATCTGGTGATGCGTCAACAATCTCTTTCATCTTCTGCACACGGATGTCTATGCTATCCCGCTTGACTGCTGCCGCTTCTTTCAATCCTTCTGCTGCTTCCTGAAAAAGCTGCATCTGCCCATCCCTGTCAACAGAATCTCCGTAATGAATCGGTATCTCATGCCATCTCACATCCAACGGCGGCAGATCATAGCCTGCATCTGAATATTCCGGATTGATATCCGATGGTTTTGTTACGAACAGCGCCCAGCTTGATACCCACAGCCAGAACTCATCTTCCATGTTCGGATACAGCATCAAGTTGTTTGCCTTTGTACTATCCCGCTGGAAGAATCTTGTCAGTGCCTGTCCAGTGTCCATGACTTCCAGGTACCCAGCATAATGAATCAGCTCCTTGTACTTATTCGGCGATGGTGTAGCCGTGGCTACAAGCTTATACGGAACATTCTTGAATTTATCCAAAAATGTCTGATATGTCTTACTTCCAAATGAGCGGAGAACGCTTGCTTCATCCAGTGACGTTGCTACGAAGTACGCTGGATCTACATCACCATCTCTCACTCGCTCATAGTTCGTCAGTACGATCTGACTGTCACACGCCTTGACCTCTTCCATTGTCCGGCAGTACTCCGGCTTCTCATATCCGAGCAGCTCCACCGCATCTCTGGTGAACTCCTGCTTCACTCCAAGCGGCAATACAATCAAAGCTCTGCCGCCGGTATGTTCTGCTGCCAGATGGCAGAACTCTATCTCCTGTACCGTTTTTCCAAGTCCAAACGCTTCAAACAATGCCCGGCGTCCGCCTTTAAGTGCCCATGCAACAGCATCTGACTGATGTGGTTTCAATGCCGGATTGATCTTTAAACGATCAACCACAAATCCGCTGTCTGTTGCAAGGTCGATTTTGCTTTCTAAAAATTCTCTGTATGTCATGTCACACCTCACTTGCAACCAGCTCTCTATTGCACAGCTTCTTGATCTGTCTCACTCGTTCAAAGGATATACCGCACATTTTCGCTGTATCGGTCATTCCATATCCCTGCAGCATGCACCGCATCGGCTTCTGTGTTCTCGGAGACAACTGATCTACCATATGTTCAAAATCCATCATCGTAATAAGTTCTCCGATACAATCGTGTCTGTCTTCCAGAAACGAATCCCCATAACTGTCACCATCATCATTTACAATCTTGTCGAGTGATACATACTGTGGTTTCTCGACATCTTTCCAGTGAAATGGTGTACGTACTGTCACATCTCCAAATTGAATGTATCTTTCCACATATCTGTTGATATATATACCGATATAATTTCGATTTAAGTGTTCCAGATCCTTACTTCTGTCAATGGCTTCCACCAGTGCAAGTACACCTTCCTGTATGATGTCATCGTAATTTGGGAATCCATGATATTTATTCAAATGAAAATACACGAGTTTGATATTCTCCATGATCTTCTGATTTCGCAGTTCAATTCTTTCTGCCTTTGTCAAATCCATTCACCTCCTGCTGAAAGAGAGCTTCCATCTCATCAAGCGCAGATACTCGCTCCTGCGTCGGTTGTACGCTCTTAGGCATATTGCTCTGATATCCTCGTCTCTGTTTCTGCCTGCGCTCATTCACTGCATTTACTACCCATCGAATAATTGCGAGATAATGAGACTTTGTTTTGTAACCTTTCTCTTCAATGTACATATCAAGAAATTCGATTGCATCGTTACGAATATCAGCTCCGTACTTATCTGCGAGCTTGGTGAATTCATCATCCAACAGCATCACATTTCCGAATGGTCCATATGAATGCTTTGCGGGTGCGCTCTCTCTTTCATTTACTTTCATTTCATTTACTTTTATTTTATTTGTGGGGTTTTTACGGGATTTACTCTCATTTTTAACGGATTTATTATGGTTTTTACTGTATTTATCCGAATTTTGGGTGACTTTAATAAAAGAAGCGGTCTCCTCTTCATTCAAAAGCCATATCTCACAATCAACTATGATTTCACGTCTAAGGCTCTTTGCCGCCTCCTGATAGCGTTTCTGTATATTCGGGGAGGTAATGATAGTGTCCGAACTAGCAAGTGTGATCTCAACGATTAGTGACCGACTAGCCAAGAATGTCATTATCTGCTTCATTGAACCCTCGGACAGCCCAAGGGATGCTATCGCTGCATCCTCGCTGTCCTCATTCCATACGATGTAATAACCGTTTTCTCTATATATCTCCGCAAGCAACCATATGTAGAATATCAATCCATCCGATCCGTATCTTGCACTGAGTGCCCGAATCTTTAGGTCTGCGAAGAAATCCGTGTCAAATGGGAAGTACAGCAATCCTTTTTTTTGCGGTCTTGCCATCTGCTCCTTCCTTTCAATCCAGCTATTTAATAATGCTGGTTGCATAATCCTTATAAACATCTTCAAGCATTGTTCGATTACATTCTACGAACTCGCTTCCTGCAAGATCTTTGTTCTCTGCCTGAATCTTCTGCCGTGCTCTTCTAACCGATTCTGTCGCAGGAAATCCAAGCTCTCGCATATGCAGGAAGAACTGCTGAATAGGAATCTTATCTACGTCCACACCGTTCTTCTTGCCAATCTCCTTGTACACCATGTAGCATAAGCATCCGTCACTGCTCCGAGTCTCTGGATGTTTCTCAAGCATCGCTTTTACAACCTTATGTGTATCTCTGATATTTGCTCCCATCTTGTCACACCTCCCTGATCCGGATACCGTGTCTGTAGAGCATCAGTTTCCGCTTGATAATGTAATCCTTAGTCCGGAATCCTTTTGTATCCTCTACGACCGTATCTCCGTTGGTATCTATATAAACGAAATCAGCGATATAACTACATGCATGTTCCACGCAAAACTTCTTCATCTTCACAAATCCATTCTTCAATGTGACCGGTCGCAGTTCATATTGCGATGGAATCAGTTCATATTTGACCTGCATCTGCAGATTGCTAATCTCGCCAGTCTGTTCAAGCAAATGAAGCTCCCGGTACCGCCACGCTTCCTTCTTGGAATCAAATGTAATACCGTCAACTACCACTTTCCTGCTTCTGTATTTGCTCATGTAACTCCTTTCCCTCTACCGCTTTTGTAGCGGTAGAGAATGACTTACAATAAAACAAAGAATACTGTGATATATCTTTGTACAATAACCTTATCCAAACAATGCGGCAGCGGCACTGTTGTTCACCTGCTCCGGCGTCGGCATTTCCGCTTCATCCACCTGTGCCCGTTCTTCCTGCTGAGAGTCTTTCGCCTGTTCCTCAAGTGTTTCCGCCTGCTGTGAAGTTTCTGTAGCATCTACATCTGCAACTGGCTCATCTTCTACATATACCTTGGAACCATCCTCTTTGATGTATGCCATGTCGGATTCAAATGCCGACTGCATCTCGATAGACATGATCCCCCACTTGCTGATCAACTGACGGAGCATCGTCTTGTATGCCATTGCATCGAAGTTCTTATACCAGAAGCTTGAATACATCCACGAATCACGCTGATCATAATTACCGGCAACATAATCTGCATAAGACACCTTATGCTTCACACCGTATCTCGTGTTAATTGCGGTTCCATCTTTTGAAAAAGCCTGTGAGTATTTGTCCGCATGCGCGAGCATCTGATTTTTGCTCCAATACATCGACTTTCGAAATCCATTCACAAGTTCAAACATCGCATAATATCCAACCGTCTCCGCTTTCTCTCGTGCATCCCAGTCATTAACCATCAACTGAATGTTTATTTCCTCATTCATCGGATCAAAGCTGATAAACTCTCCTTCCTTGATAGCCAGCACAGTAAGCTTCTTATACTGACCTGATCGGATTGCAAGCTGAATATATCCTTTGTATCCCATCTGGAACTGTGCAACCTTTGTACCGGCTTTATTGTCGCTATACGGCACAAGGTAATAATGACCAAGCTGTGGCGATGGGGAAAGCTTCAAGCTCTCTCCCAACAGCGCACCAGACAGGATCGATGGCTTCGTACATTCTGCAAGAGCAGGATTCACGCTGACTGCCGATACTACGCCGGAGATAAAGCGCTGCACATTTCCCTTACCAAGTGCCTGCTCAATATTCGCTTTGATATCCATACGATTCAGGAACCCGGTCATTGTTGTGTCCTGAATCTGATTCTGCTTACTCTTAACCAAACTATTCTGTACCATCTTATCTGTCTCCCTTCTTCACAAACGCATCAACTACAATATCTGAAAGCGTCTCGGCTAACTGGTCTAAGATTTCATCCAATCCGCCCTTCTTGTCTGATTCCATCTCTCTCTTATCCTTCTTCATAAGTTCATCACAAGTGGCATCAGCTAATGTAAGAATCTTTTTGTATTTTTCATCTGCATCCTTCTTGTCATAACTTACACGAAGGTTATGCTTAAAACTACCAAGGATTGATGCAATTTCAACCGCACATATACCTTCATTTCCACTAATTATTGCTGTTCCATTTTCTGCTTTTACCATCTTCATATCCTCCTAAATCGCTCTAAACTCTATGTTTCTGCTCTGGAAGAACTCTTTCAGGGCAAGTGCATCTTCGGTTGTGAGAAGTGCTGCAAACCGAATCCACTCTTTTGACGGCTCCAGTTCCTGCTGTGCCGGAGCTTCCTGTGGAACAAGATCCATAACCATCTGTTCCGCCAGCTGTTCCAACTGCTGCGATGCCTGCTCCTGTGCAATCTGCTTCGCACGTGCTTCCTCGGCTTCTCTTCTCGCCTTTTCCTCTGCTTCGTACTGCGCTTTCTTCTTGGCGATTTCGGACATATGCTGCGCCTTCTCGATTGCCTTTGGCAGATCCAGCGTCTCTTTGTACAGTTCCAACGCTTCAAAGCCAAACTCCGGGAGCTTGTTGAGTGTGAATACCGCTGTGCTAATCTCGTTTAATCTGGCACGCATCTTTTCTTCGATAGACTTCATCGATACGGATGCATTCAACCACTTCTCGTCCCAGATCATCGGGAGCTGCACAAATGCCTGAAAACCAATCGTTTCAAAGAGTGCTTCAATCTCCTTGCGCTTCCCTTCCTTCAGCGTCTGCTCATATTCTTTGATCTGCTTGTCAATCAACTGTACCGGCTCATTCACAATATCCGTGAGTTCCTTAATCTTCCGCTCAAACTCTTCATAAGGCTTCAAACAATCCTTCTTGATACGGATTCTCTCGTCTGACATAGCCTTAATAAGCTTATTCAATGCCGCTCTGTCTGCTTTCGCATCCTTAATCTGATCACTACCTGTATATACAAGGTTCTTATACATCTCTACCTTGCTTGTGATCTCTGCTTTCAATTCCTCATAGTTAAACTGAATCACTTCCGGAAATGTAACCGGTTCTACTCTTAACTCCATTCATATCCTCCTAACTTAATACCAGCTCATATTGAGCATCCTTCCCTACCGAGAGCAGACGCTTGATACGTTCGCTCTCCCGCTGATCATTCAACTTCTGTTCTGTGCATTCCTCACATCGCTCCTGTGGGTCCAGATGTGCACCACAGGTCGGACAGATATATCCATACATGGCATCCTCCTATATCTCCGGCAGCACCAACGGCGGAGCCTTCATGTTCTCTACGCATGTCCAAAACTTCCGCTCTTCATCCGCCAGATATTCAATATCCGCTTCCACATCAGATCTCTCGATGTGATAATGTCTGGTCTGCAAATACACCATTCCATCTGAGAACACTGATTTGAGCTGCGCTTTCAGCTCCACAAACTCAAACTCTGTCACCATCAGATAATGCAAGATCTGTATGTAATAGTTCTCCGGCAGGCGATGATCCCACTTCTCTTTCTGACGAGACTGCAGGATATTTGTTGTTTTACACTCCCATACACCCATGCGACCAGCTTCATCCTTGAGCCATCCATCCAGAGATGCATGTGCGAACGGATATGCGTCATTTGTCCACATGTTATTTTCCTCGTAGAACATCTCATACTGCGGATAGTCCATCTTGAACAGTTCCCGGAGATACTTCTCTGCTTCGGTGCCATACTTCACATACGGCTTGTCCGAGATATCCTCCGGCATCAGATGAAACGCCTTGTCCTTCCAGAGTTCCACATTTGTCTTATATGGATTCTTACCAAGTATTGCAGATGCATCTGATCCGCCAATCTTCGTTCTGTGCTTCAACCAATCTTCACGATTTGGAAGCACCTGCATCGTAACCATTGATTCACGCTCCCTTCCGTGCTATACTCTTTATTGTGTTATTTGTTATTTGCACCTGCGGGATGCCAGTCCCAAGGGTGCTTTTTTTGTAGATCTCGATTGCATGGTCCATATCATCATCGTTGGCGCATTCGATCAGTTCCTTATAGATTACTGCCGCAAGCATCATCCAGAATCCGTAGATCATGCCAATCCATAACAGCACCGCACCTTCTACCATTGCAAATATCGCCAGCCGGTAGGACCATATAATCATGTCATTGCTCATCTTCTTTCTTCCTCTCTGCTTGTCATTACTGATTTTCCGTGGCAAGTGTGCCCCATGCGATCTGCTCCGCAATACGCTTCGGGTTGTACGGCGGCACTCTGCGTCCAGCTTTTAGATCTTTTCGATATTTCAAAAAATCTATAAAAGCGAGATAATTCACATATGTTACGCCGCAGCCATCCAATATTGTGTGTGCGCCATATCTGCCATTCTGAACGTATTGGTCGATCTCTGCGATTCGGCTAGTAACCGTTCTGGCAGATACGTTCATCAACTTCTGGATCTGAGCTTTCGACATATACGGCGATGCACTGATGTACTTAATTGATGTGATCTCCATTTTGCTAAAACCTCCTTGTATATTTAGTAAAACGATGGTTTCCAGGAAAAAAACGATAAATCAAATAATTTTTTTATTTTTTCTGCAATTTCATCTTTTGTCCGTTATACGCTATCCGCTTGACTATTCTTTTCACTGCTTCTATACTCCCTTTACAGGCTCCCGCCAGAGCCAAGTACATATGAAAGAAGGTGAAATCATGAGAATTTATGCTTGCCTGCTTGGTGAATGGATTGATATTACAGAAACCGCAACCGTTGCAGATTGCCAAAACCCTGTCACATATTTCCAAGAAAACCTGAGATATGAAGATGGAGCACGAAACGCAAAATGCTTTGAGTACGATTACATTCATATCCAGTACCAAGGGAAGGACTACCGAATAAATCCCGCATTTATTCAAATTGTCAAGGAATAAAATTTTGTTCAAGCAGGAGGTCAAGTTCTCTTTGCGGCTCAAACGTCAACTTGGCTTCTTGTGTCTCAAAACCATTTTCTATAATGTGATTGATTCTGCTCCATTCTGCATGTGTCATACCTTCCGCAAGAGAAATGATCTGCTTCGCCTGTTTTTTTGTTACCATGCTTCTCCTTTCTATCTAATTAAATTTGTGATACACTATTTCCAAAAAGGATGGTGTGTCACATGGTTTACGATTTTGAAAAAATAACTTTAAGTATGAAGGAAAAATATAAGCTTTTTGTTACCCGCATGAGAAAGAAATCCAAAGCTGAATATTTTGGTGATTCCGAATATTACCTTTCTGATATAAAATTTATCCGCCAAAACAGTTCTGGAAAAACAGACATTATTGGTTCATCCATACCAGATGGAACGTACTCTGTCACAAGCAATTATCTTCGCTACCTAACATATCGCAGGGAAAAATTTTTCTCACGAGTGCTTACTTCCGTTATCACACCTATAGTTGTTTCAATCGTTACGTCCATATTGACAGTAATAATCCTAAGCAAACTAGGCTTAAAATAAGAATTACTGTTCTATATTTGCGTTCCCTTTTATACAGGTACTCATAGAAAAGAATCTCTTCATCTGTCACATGATGGAACTCTTGAAAACCTTTGTTCGCATCCAGAAACATCTCTCGCCGCATTTTCTTGGCGATTGGCCGAAGTTTTTTCTCGCTTTCGATGAAATTTTTTATGATTCCCATTGTTCTCCTTTCTATCTCTTCTAACTTGTTTTCATCCTCATTCCGCCTTATACTTCATATAGGTGCGCCACACCAATATATATGAAAGGGGGATTTTGATAATGGAACTGAATCATAATTGTATCCGCTCTGTTTTATTGAAGCTTGAATCGTACCCTTACAGCTACGAATGCACAATGAAGCAACTATCTTCTGATCTACCAGATTATGAAAACGAAGATATTCAGTATTGTGTTTCAAAGCTTCACGAAATCGGATATATCGATGCTAACGTGATTCACGTAGACGGTAGCGTTCCACTTGTTACCAGCATCTACGACATTACCTTTGCAGGTCATGAATTCCTTAATTCCATTCGTGAACCGGAATTATGGAAAAAAACCAAATCGGTAGCATCTAAGATTGGAGCAACATCTATATCTGCACTTACGCAAATATCATCCGGCGTTATAACTGCACTAATTAAATCAACGCTTGGTATTTGATGACTGCAATGCCTTTTCGCTGTATCTCTGTATTGTCTGCTCATCGGGAACAGCATCAATATCTTTCAGATACAGCGTAAGGGCTTTTGTTGATTTCTTATATACGGCTGCTCTTACAAACTGACTAATAGCAACCACAATCAGAATTACACATACTAACTCGCTCATGCTTCTCCTTTCTATCAAATTTAATTTGATTCTTTAGGCAAAAAAAATATAATCAATCGGCATATGATACAGTTCCGATAATTTTAATGCCTGCGAAATCTTTGGTTCAGATGTTCCCTTCTCCCAGCTTACAATCGTTTGTTTTCCGACATTCAAGGCTTTCGCGACATCTTCTTGAGACAGTCCGGCATTAACCCTTGCGGCAGCAAGACTGATTCTCAACTTCTTTTCCATCCGTTTGCCTCCTTTCTTCATTTTGTACCTCAATTCTAAATCAAATTTAATTTGATGTCAATACTAAAATAAAATTTTTTTTGATTTTTGGTTGCTATTTATCAAATTGTATTGTATTATGTAGTTATTAAATACAGGAGGTATTTACATATGTCGGATGAAGAACAAAAAAGTGTATTTTCTAGAAATTTGAATAAATATATATATTCATGTGGAAAATCACAAAAAGAAATTGCCGATGCCATTGGGGTATCTCCACAAACATTTAATACATGGTGTCAAGGCATCGCAATACCAAGAATGGGTAAGGTTCAATTATTATCTGATTATTTCGGAATCAACAAATCCGATTTAATTGAAGATAAAAGAGAAGCTTCATACTATTTGGACCCTGAAACAGCAAAGAAGGCACAGGAGATCTTCGAGAACAAAGAGCTCTCACTTCTCTTCGATGCTGCACGTGATGCTTCTCCGGAAGACATCCAAACAGTACATACTATGCTACTTGCATTAAAAAAGAAAGAAAAAGGCGAATAAGTCCGTATTATTGTACCTGCGATATGATATGCTCTTAGTCGCAGGGGGTGATATTACGAACGAAGTATTTGTATACTTAATTGATTTTAAGGGAGCAAACGCAAAAGAAACCGTCACTTCGAACGAAGATGGCAGTTTCTCAATCTTTATCAATTCAAGACTCAATCAGGAACAGCAGACAGACGCTTACTTGCATGCTCTGTCCCACATCACCCGGTTGGACTTCGAGAATAGAGATGCTTGCGTTGACCACTTAGAATATTATGCACATAATTGCTCACCAAGGCATTTATGATATTTACAATTTTAAGGAGGAAAAAATATGATTTGTCCAAAATGTGGAAGTCAAAACGTTAACGTCCAGATGATTCAGACTGGGGGAAAAACAAAGAAAAAAGGGAATGGCGTTGGTGGTCATATGAACAATGCCGCAAGAGGTATTACAGCTGTTTGTACATTCGGATTGTCTAACCTTGTATGGAAGAAATCAAAGGGCGGTGAGAAAACGACATTCAAGAACGAATCCGTATGCATATGTCAGAATTGCGGCAACTCTTGGAAAGCATCATAATTACATAAATAAAAATCCCCCAGGTGCTGGAAACACCTGAGGGTGTCACCCATAAACCGAAGGCTTATGCATAACAAATTCGCAACTTGTATTATACCATAAGCCTTCACATTTTCATAGGCTTATTTTTTTATGCCTATTTTTCAAAGGAGGTCTTTCTATGTGGTGTAATATTCAAAAAAATGGTACGGCCGTTTACCGGGCACGGTACAAAAACCCATTAACCGGAAAGCTGGAAATAGCATCCGTCTCAATGCCAAAAGACTCGGTGCAGAACAGAAACAAAGCACAAAGAGAATTGACTGCAAAGATTGAAGCAGCTATTGCAGAGCTTCAATGTGTTGACTGCTCTACAACACTTTCACAACTGCAAAAAGAGTACCTGAAAACACAGGCACTCACATTCAAGCAGTCAACCGTAAGAAGGAACAAGATCATTACATCCTCGGTTCTCGATCTGCTTAATCCAGATGCCATCGTGAATAACCTTACAGCGCAGTATGTCAACTCAAGACTGCTTGATTCCGGGAAACCGGTCAGTACAGTAAATAATTATATTACAAGATTCAAAGCCATGCTGAACTGGGGATATGCAAATGATTATCACAACAACTTGGCGCTGATCAGTAAGCTCAAGCCATTTGTTGATTCGTGTGAAGAACAAGAGATCACATTAAAGTATCTGGAACCAACCGAAGCAAAGGACCTACTCGCTGCAATCAAAGAAGATAATCGTTGGAACTGGTACTATATCACATCTATACTTTTACTCACTGGTCTTCGCTTCGGAGAAATATCTGCGCTGGAAGTGTCAGACATAGACATGAGCAACCTTACTATACGCATATCCAAAACATACGATTCCATCAATGACATAGTAACAACTCCAAAAACAGACCACTCCAAGCGTACAATCCACATCCAGCCGGATCTTCTCACAGAACTGAAAAAATGTATGCTGTGGCGAAATGAAATGATGATTGAAAGAAATATCCGAACAAAGCTGTTGATTCCGAATACAAAGACAGGAGATCATATATTACACCGAAGCTATGAAAAATACCTTGGAGATTTATCTGAAAAGCTTCTCGGCAGACGTGTCACTCCTCATATGCTCCGACACACGCATGCTTCCCTCTTGGCAGCAAACGGCATGACACCGGAGGAAATCGCACGAAGGCTCGGACACAGCAAAAGTGAGATCACAAGCAAAATCTACATCCATGTCACCCAGAAGGTTATCGAAAATGATAACCGAAAGATTGATCAAATAAAACTTTTTTCATGAAAAGTGCGCAGTAAATGCGCAGTAACGCAATTTTCAACCATAAAAAAACGGCGGAAACCCCTTGATTCTACGTGGTTTCCGCCGAATAAAAAAGATGCCCAGAGCCGGAATCGAACCAGCGACACGAGGATTTTCAGTCCTCTGCTCTACCAACTGAGCTATCTGGGCATATTACATAATAGTAGCGGGGACAGGATTTGAACCTATGACCTTCGGGTTATGAGCCCGACGAGCTTCCAGACTGCTCCACCCCGCGATATTAAATTATTCCTAAATAGGAAAAGTGGGCGGAGGTGGATTCGAACCACCGAAGCATAAAGCAGCAGATTTACAGTCTGTCCCCTTTGGCCACTCGGGAATCCGCCCAAATTTTTAAACTGATAAGCCGATGATCGGACTCGAACCGATAACCTGCTGATTACAAATCAGCTGCTCTGCCAATTGAGCCACATCGGCATATACGATGCTGTCATCAATCAGTTTAAGTGGGACCTATAGGGCTCGAACCTATGACCCTCTGCTTGTAAGGCAGATGCTCTCCCAGCTGAGCTAAGATCCCATATATTTAATTATGTAGCTTTCGCTACAAGCGACCCGGATGGGGTTCGAACCCACGACCTCCGCCGTGACAGGGCGGCGCTC